CAGTAGCTGCAAGAGACTTAAACATACATTTATTTTTAGTAGCACACAGTAGAAAAACTGCTAATGAAAATGAGAGTGCTAATAAGTTCGATGTTGCAGGTTCTGCAAATTTAACTAACTTAGTTGATAATGTGTTCTCTATTCATCGTAACAAAGCTAGAGAAGAAGAGGTGTTGAATGGAAGCTTAGATACAGAGATAATGAACCAACCACCTTGCTCTGTGTATTTGTTAAAGCAAAGACATGGTAGAGGTATAGAAACTCGTTGGGGATTTGGCTTTAAGCCTGAAACATTTTCATATCAGGAGACATGGTAATGATGATTAAAGACTTCATTAAAGATATAAAGAAAACATTTGGGGAGGGTGTGGAGTTTAAAGCAACTTCTAATGACGGAAAAACATACAGGAGTAAAAACTATGACAAAATTGATTCTGAAGTCAAAAGAGGACGTGGAACAAATACAAAGTCTTTGTGGTAAGTTAGACTTTAGAAAAGCTTGGGAGGTAGAGGTAAAACCTTTTTCGTTTAGCAGAAGTGCAGAGCAAAATAAAAGGTATTGGAAATTAATAAAAGAGTTAGGTGATTATTTAGGGTATGCTGAGAGTGAGATGCACGAGCTAATGAAGTATAAGTTTTTATCATACAAGCAAGAAATGTTAGGTGAAGAAATACCTGTGATACCATCTACATCTACACTAACGATTAAAGAGTTTGTAGAGTATTTGTCTAAGGTTGAAATATTTGCATCAGAACATGGGTTTACTTTTAAGGAGGATTACTAATGAACTATTTATCTGTGTGCAGTGGGGTTGAGGCTGCATCTGTAGCATGGAAAGGATTAGATTGGAATCCTCTAGGTTTTAGTGAGATAGAGAAGTTTCCGTCAGAAGTATTAAAGCACCATTATCCTAATGTGCCAAACTTAGGGGATATGACTAAATATAAGGAGTGGAATTTTGGAAAAAGATCAGTTGACCTTGTCGTTGGGGGAACACCATGTCAATCATTCTCAGTCGCTGGACTCAGGAAAGGAATGGAAGATCCAAGAGGGAATCTTGCCCTCACATTTTGTGCAATTCTTGATAAGTTTAGACCCAAGTGGTTCATTTGGGAAAACGTGCCAGGTGTCCTCAGTAGTAACAAAGGACGAGACTTTGGCTCCTTCCTCGGGGCGGTGGCTGAACTCGGGTATGGTGCATCATACAGGGTGCTTGACGCTCAAAACTTCGGAGTCCCACAAAGACGGAGAAGAGTCTTTGTTATCGGACATCTTGGAGACTGGAAACCTACCGCAGAAGTATTATTTGAGCCAGAAAGCTTGTCAAGGCATATTGAGGAGAGCAGAAAAAAGAGGAAAGACACTCCCAGAGACTCTACGCTTGGCATTGACACAAGTAGCCCACTTGCGGCCAGAGACTACAAAGACATGGGAACAGATGGACTCAACAAAACCTCAGCAAAAATGATACCTACAACCGCTCATTGTTTACAGACAACAAGCAACGACTATTCAAGAGCTGATGGGTTTAATATGATACCAGAGAAAACAGATGCTTTATTAGCTAGAGATTACAAAGGTTTAAATTCTGACAGTTTGGCTAGTAAAGCTATTGTTGAGGTCTTTGAGAACCATCCATCTGATAGTCGTGTTAAAGAAATGGGTGACACTTGCCAAACAGTAACATCGACATGGGGTATGGGCGGAGGTAACATTCCATTTGTATTAGGTAGTGAACAACCTAACGCGGCAATAGCAGAAAATGAATCACCAACATTAACCAGTGCTATGGGAACTGGTGGGGGTCATGTTCCTATATTAAACGACACTGTTGCCTATAGTATTCGTGAGGATGGACAAAAAGATAACATGAGTGTAACTGAGTTAGGTGTCTCTAATTGCTTGTCCTCTCATCAGCCAAGCATCATGTCACATCATGCACAAACTTTTGTTATGGATCAAAAAGTTGCACATGGGTTTGAACCAGGTATTGCAAAGAGGGAGGGTAATCCATCTAGGTTTACTGAAGAAAAGTCTCCTACTTTAAGAGCTAACATGGGAGACAATCAAGTAGCAGTTGCAAAACAAATGGCAGTAAGAAAGCTAACACCTGTTGAGTGTGAAAGGTTGCAAGGGTTTCCTGACAACTACACCAACATTAAAGAGAATTGTCCTGATGGTCATAGGTACAAAGCAATGGGAAACAGTATGGCAGTGCCTGTAATGAAGTGGATAGGTGAGCGAATTAATAATTATAAGGAGGTACAAGATGAAATATCGTAAAGTAATGGTTATCGGAGACCTACATATTCCGTACATGCACCAAGACTCGTTTGCATTTCTTAATGCGTTAAAGAAGCATTACAAGGGGTTTGATCTGGTGGTTAATATCGGAGACGAGCTTGACCAACATGCAATATCTATGCACGATAATGACCCGGATTTACCATCTGCAGGTGATGAACTGACAATAAGTAAAAAGTATATTAAGGAATTAGAAAAGATATTCCCTAAGATGACACTAGTAGATAGTAACCATAGTAGTTTAGTTTACAGAAGAGCATTGAAGTATGGTTTACCAAAGGCTTATCTAAAATCTTACAACGACTTCTTGGAGGTAGGAAAAGATTGGAAGTGGGTAGAAGATTTAACTGTTACTTTGTCTGATGGAGAGAGAGCATTTTTTACTCATGGAATATCAGCAGCTATTCTTAGAGTTGCTCAACAATATGGCATGAATGTTTGTCAAGGGCATTTTCACTCTAAAGCAAGTATACAATACTTTAGCAATCCTGAAAAACTTGTTTGGGCAATGCAGACTGGTTGCTTAACCAATCAAAAATCTTTAGCTTTTGGTTATGCTAAGAATTTTAAAGATAGGTTTGTAATGTCTTCAGGTGTTATTATTGATGGACAACCTAGAGTTCATCCAATGATAGTGAAAGATGGTAAATGGATTGGGAAAATTGTCTAATGGCAACTAAAGCAGAAAAGCTACATATGCAAAAGATGGTTGAATTTGGCTGTGTTGTTTGTAGGTGGTATTGTGAGGAGGATGACTTACCACCATGCAACATACATCACATCAGAGATAAGACTGGTATGGGTATGAAAGATGCAGACATGATACCCTTATGCCATTATCACCATATGGGAAAAATGGGCATACACCAAATAGGTAAAAAGACTTGGGAAGACAGGTATGGCACTCAGAGAGAATTACATAAACGACTACAGGAGGAATTATTTTGAACATGATAAACGAAGTAGATTATCAATATGACGAGGGCAACGCTATGACTAAGCAAGTGGGTGGAAATCATTATTCTAAACTAGCTATACAGCCAGTAGAATATATCACCAAGAATAAACTTACCTATCTTCAGGGAAATGTTATTAAATATATCACTAGGTATAAAGATAAGAATGGACTTGAAGACTTACAAAAAGCAAGACATTATGTTGATATGCTCATTGAACTAGAGGAAAAATAATGGCTTATAGTAAACAAGTTCTTGAGCATTATGAGCATCCCCGTAACGTAGGGTCTATGGACAAATCTGACCCTAACGTTGGGACTGGCATGGTAGGCGCACCTGCTTGTGGAGATGTCATGAAGTTGCAAATTCAAGTATCTGACGATGTTATTGTAGATGCTAAGTTTAAAACTTATGGCTGCGGTAGTGCTATTGCATCATCATCATTAGTAACAGAGATGTTAAAGGGTAAAACATTAGATGAGGCTCAAAACATTAAGAACACAACTATTGTTGAAGAGTTAGCATTGCCACCAGTTAAGATTCATTGTTCTGTGTTAGCAGAAGATGCTATCAAGGGAGCAATTAAAAACTTACAGGATAAGCAAAATGAAACTAAGTGATAGTGCAGTAACTAAGATTAAAGAATTGTTACTTGACGAAGACAATCCTGATTTAAAGCTAAGAGCTTATGTTCAGGGTGGTGGCTGTTCAGGTATGCAATATGGGTTTACTTTTGATGATAAGGTTAACGATGATGATACTAAAATAGAAAAAGATGGTATCATGTTACTTGTTGACCCTATGAGTCTTCAGTATTTAAATGATTCAGAAGTAGATTACAAAGATGGGTTGCAAGGCTCAGGATTTCAAATAAGTAATCCAAGTGCTAAAGCAACTTGTGGTTGTGGTAGTAGTTTTGCAGTTTAACTATAGGAGGATTAAATTATGAGGACAAATTTAAGGCATTACAATAGAGAAAAAGCAATAGTAAATAGATTAAAGGCAGAGAAAAGAGACAGAAGAAGGAGGGTTAGAGAGTGGTGTCATATATCTACTATAGCTATACTTCAGATTGTTGTGGTAGCACTTATCATAGTGTTTTATGGTTTATTTGCTTCAGCAATAATGGCTAAAGATACAATTAAGGTAGGCGAAGGACAATTTGTTATGGCAGTCTCTTATACGCAATCATATGATGACTTAGAATATGTTGCTAACTTTTTAAACTGTGATGATGCAGAGAAATACTTTTATAAGAACTGTACTTCAGCACCAATCATGATGTGTCAATTAGAGTCTGCGTTATATATGCCGATGAATCATGAAACAAGAAATACCTTTAGTAAGTTTGACTTTGAAGTAAGTGATTCACAATCATGTGGCTTTGTTAAAACACAAAAAGGTTATTCAACATTTATAGAGGAGGATTAAGATATGAGTAAAGGAAGCAACAGACGTAAGCAAGGTGTGTCAGATGCAGAACTAGAAAAAGCATGGGATGCTATATTTGCTGGACATCCTAGTGATGAACAATTTGAAAGGGTTAAAGGTAAGACTGTGTTAACAAAACCTACTGTAGATGAAGATGACTATGGTAAT